GAGATATTATTACTGAGTCTGTAACAGAAACAATGTCAACATTTACTCAATGAAGAGATATTTATTTGCAGCACTATTGTTAATAAATAGTCCTGTAATTGCAGACACTACAATGACAAATAATCCTGTAAGTAATAGTAGCGGAAGTGTAACTAATTTGGGTGTAATGAATATGCCATCTAAGCAATTTACAAATACATTATCATTAAGTCAAGTTCAATGCCAAGGTGACACCTTAGTTATTCAACCTTTTCTAACTGGCAATTATTCTGGAGGCATGCCAAAAGTTGATAGTTTTCTTGAGCCTATATATTCAACTAAGGATGTAAAAGGTGCTTTTGATGATAGTGGAAATGAAATAGGAGATGGAGAAGTAGACGACCCAACATTAATTCGTGGTTATAAAACAGTGAAGAGATTCGAGAAAACTAATTATGCAATCTCACCAGGAATCAGTCTGAGCTGGAATATTAATCTGGATCGAAAAAGTGTGCGTAACTGCCGTAAATCGCAAGTGCATTTAGTAAATCTTTTACAGGCAAAACACGAAGACGCACGTTTATCCTATGAATTAGGAAGGGCTAAACATTGTGCAGATCTCCTGCAAAACGGAGTTAGGTTTAAGAAAGGAACTAAGTACGAAGTCCTTTGTGCTGACATAGAACTTGTCTCAAAACCTAATACGTTAATAGATCACACTCACTCTATTTCCGAAGATCCCTCTGAGCCTTTCTCCTTTCAGAAAGGGACAATTTCTTCTCCTTCTTCTTAAATAACTTTTTAGCCAAGACTTTAGACCGTTTCTTAATTTGCTTCTGGATCTGTTTTTGTACGATTTTTATGTAGGGCTGCAACGTACCAACAGCAAGAATACTGGTGACAGCTATTGCACTTGTAGAAACCAGTAAGGGAACAGGAGGAGCGTAGTTTCCTGCTATCTCAATTGGGTTTAAACCTTCCCATACCGTTTCACATTTATTTGTAACCTGATCTCTTCTCCATCCTTTGATCCTTGCAAGGCCGCCTTTACCTAACGAACCAATGGGAGTTTTAGCAAGTGTGTCTAAAGGTGGGCAAGGCAGTATTTCTGCAATAAACTCTCCATCAAGATTTGGAGTATTAAAGTTTTGTTGACTTACATTGGAATCGCTCTTCTCGTCACTTTTTCCATCATCCTTTTTCACTTCCTCTCCTACATCGTTTAACGCATTTAAAAGTTCAAAAGGAGTTTCAGGTTTAGGTGATTCAATGTCAATGTAAACATCAGGGGCTATATACATTGCTGGAGCGTGATCACATAAAACAAAATTATTTCTAGGATCTACATTAAACATTTCACTACCTGTACCTGTCTTTTTATCTCTGGCTACAACACAAGGAAGTTCAATAATTGGGACAAAACCAAATGGTAGTTCACCAAAAGTAGTTGGAGGGATTATCTCCGCAGGAGGGATTATTGTTAGTTCTGGTAAATCTTTAACCTTTGGCTCGTTTATAACAGGAGGATTTAATTCCATACAACAAAACCCCCTAGCAGTAAGCAAACTAAGGGGTTTCGTGACTGACGCTCCAACAGAGCAGAGGCTAAGTTAATAGCTTGATAATGGGTCTGGTGAGAATATATTAGCAGTCGTTCCATTGACCAGCAAGATCACTCGCAACACTTCCTACTTGCTTTCTAGCTTGACCAAAGAAAATACCTGCCAATACTGGCCCTACAATTGGAACCCCTGCCAAAGCTGGTGTCACCTGAACCGATCCAGCATCAGCAATCATCTGTCCGTTACTTCTACCCTGTGCCATCTTCTCTATACATTCAATCTGTTTATCAGTAAGCTTTCCTCCTTTTCCTTGAGGGTAAACAGCAAACTGAGCTACATCCTGCTTATGTGTATATCTCTTTTTGACTCCACCATTAAACGTAGGCTTTTCATCATCAATGATTGTTGTGACTAGCTTTGGATCGTGTTGCTTAGAATTAAACATCCACTCCTCTGCACCGTCAGGTTTAGTCTCACTCCTGATTTGAATACTGCTATAGGGAGTGCTAGAAAGCTTGGCGATGTCTGGGATGCCAGAATCTTTACGAGCCAACAAAGAAAGACTCATAAAGTTCGTAGCAATTAAACCACCGCCCAACACTAAAGAAGTTAGGCCGTTAAATGACTTGAATTGAATCATTTAGCAAACGGATTAACGGGGCCAGTTGTTTTTGGAACGCTTGGTATGGCTGGCATCGCTCCTTTAACAAGAGAAGGCAATTGCTTTTGCACTTCAGTCATTATGGATTCTGTAATCTTGCCACGCTGGAAGTAAGCCAACGTACCAACAGATACAGCCAAACCAAGTAAGGCTGTATTTATGTAAGTGAGGATTTTAATCATGCAGGGCAAGCCTCACCACCATGACTAATACCAGCTTCACTATCTAAGTCGTTTAATAATTGATTATTAATTTCGGCTACCCTTGCCGCTAAAGGGTTTACGGCTGCATCAGTTTCTTCCCTGATGGGTTTCACAAATTCTTCTACTCTTGCATTAGCAGCATCTAGTATTTCTTGTTGTTGTCTTACCAAATCTGCTTTTTCCTGCAAAAGAGCTTGACGGTCAGCCATAAAAATAATACATTTCCCTCAAAGTATAACTCCAACCGTTAAAAAGGCTTGCTAGGCTTATTTATTTGTGTGCGTAATATATATAATTTTTTCCGCTTTCATTCCACGCAACATCATTTGTCTTAATGGTGAACCCAGTTGAAGTAGGATTACTCAAGTTATAATTAGAATCCTCAGCAGAATTACTGCTAAGTTCTAATAGTGCATCATTTCCAGATCCCCATCCTCTTGTCTTATCTAAACATTGCCAATGAGAACCTTCTAAACATTTCACCAGTAAATACCTAGGTTCAAAACCAACATTTATGGCTCTATCTGTACCGTTATCTCCAGCGTAATAACCGCACTTACTAATTAGATTACCGTTAATATCATTTCCACTAGCAAATAGCATCATCACAAATCGGTGACCGTCTTGATTCGTTTCGTTATAATTACCAACAGTGAAATGTGTTGCTGTAGGTGCTGTGTCATTCCATATGGGGGTATATTCTCCTGATGAACCGTTAGTCATCAAAATATACCAATCTTCTGGGTCTGTCCCTGCTCCAGCTCCTTTGTGATATACATTCCATTTATTGCTACTTGAATCTAGGTCTTTGAGCCACATCATCTCTGGCACGGCATTAAGACTATGGGGGATTTGGTGACCCGATTGTCCGTCCCCCCAGAAGGTACTGACATCCATGCCCTTCCATCTTCGCCACATCCAGGAATGGTAACCTGACCCTGCATAAGAAGAATGACTTACCCATCCGTCTTGGTAATCAAATGCGAAATTTCCATAATTACTTGAACCCGCCTCGGAGTCCATACGGAAATATTGTTGGTCCTTCAACCTTGCACTTGTGTACCAAGTCTGAGCACCAAGCTGTCTTATCATTCCAAAGTCAACAGGGAATCCACTATCTTTCATCGGACCTATTGTTGGATTACTATTATCTGGACCAACAATAGTAAATACCTTGTTAGCAGCAGAAGGAGCCTTCATTACATATCCGTCCTCACGCCTAATCGCCATATAAATTATGTCTTTATTGTCTTCATTAACATTGGTACTTGAATTTATTACATCAAATCCTGTAGCAGTAAATTCTATTCTTCTTACAGCTTCTTCTGCATGATCAGTATTAGGTTCTAATTTAAGACTATCTTGATCACTGTTTGAAGTTCTTCTCATATTGTCCTGCCATTCCCAATCTGTATAACTGTCAGCATTTTTCCAAAGGACATATGACGGCTCCCAACCTAAATGAATTTTAGGGCCATTCGTTCCACCACTACCATTCCCTTTGAAAACGCCGCACTTAATTATACCTTGATCTTTATTTTCTCCAAATACTAAACTTGCAGGATCAACGAAAGGAGTCTGTGTACTTGCTGTTATTGTTCCGTTATCTGGATTTGTAAGATTCCCAAGTGCCCCATCATTATTAAGTATATTTGAATTATTACAACATAAAACCTTACAATTAGTTCCTGTTACACCTTGAGAAGTAGTTGTTAATGGTCTATTTGATGGCCTAAATGATGATGTATAAACTGCTTGACCTTGTACTACTCGGAAATTAGATAGTTGCCCATTGAACGCATAACTACCTTCGTTTATACCACCAATTCTTGGAGTACTTTGAAGAATATCTGCCGCTACGCTTGAACCTGCAAGACTACCTCTTAACTCACCATTTATAAACATACGATGAGTCGTCCCATCATAAGTCCACGCAAGGTGATACCACCTATCATGATCAATAGCACCGCTTACATTTATAACGTCTGAACCACCAACAAACAAACGGATGTTCCAAGGAGGGTTATTATTTTGTACTTGAAGAAACATTCGACCAGCATTACCACCTACATATTGCCCATAAAGCATGCCATCAGCGTGGGCCGCATCGGTTTTAAACCATGTTTCTAAGCAGAATTTATTACTATCTCTTCCAGAAGGTATTAATGCAGAAGGAGGATGTAACTCATCATCAGAATCACCACCAGCAAAATCAACAGATCTTGCAGTAGCGTTTTGTGACGGGCCACCTCCAAAAATATAAGCGACATAAGTCCGTCCTGTTTGATTAGTTATTCCATTATTTGTAAGAGTAAAAGTACTAGACGTAACACCATTAAAATAAGTATTACCTGAACCTTCTGAATTGGTTAAAGCCCAATGAAGGTGCATACTGTAGTCATAACAATGGACATTAGTCCAATAGTCACCATGAGAATAATCTCTCACAGCGATAAATCCCGGCATCGCACCTAAATTATGATTTATAACCTGAGTACTTGAATTTCCACTGTAGGTTACAATGTCAAAAAAACCTTTTTGTTTTTTCCATGTATGAGACACATAACTTTCATTAGTACTCCCTACGTTTCCACCACTTCCTATTGTAAATCCTGTAGAAGTAAAACTTTTTAATTCATCTGTATAAGTACCTTCTGCCGTAGTATTATCGTTTACTATAAGTCTTTTTGTTGCACCTCTTTCAGTATCAAATATAACATTATTTCTACTACTACTTCTTCGTTTTATCCAAGTCATACCACCACCTTCGCTAGACATATCTATTCCATTATTAATAGATCTAGTAGAGCTTCCATCTCCTTCCCATAGGAATGTTGACCAAACATCGTCTATATAAACTGGATCTGTTGTCTTGCCTCCACCGAGGAACATCTGCTGAATTGGTGACATAATTAAGCTCCTTATTTAATAATTAGTAGGTACAAATTAGGAAAGGCCAGCACCACTAATGTAGTAAGTATTAGAAGCTGTACAAATCACAGTAGCCATTCCTCTCGTTGCCAATGTAGAAGGGGTGCTTCCATCAGCAGAGTTGTAAAGGGTTACTCCTGTCGATGTAATAGTTTGATCACTACCACTATTGTTTATCAACGTAATTGCTTGACCTGCTGTAAATCCTGTACTTGTATTTATTACCCAACCACCACTACTATTTATTGAATGTTGTCCTGCATCGCCAGCTACTATTGTATGTGCCGAAGATTTAGAAAGTTGAGGTATAGTTCTTAATTCACCTTTGCTATCTGATACCGTTCCAGCAAAAGTGGCGTTCTGTGAACTATCTAAAGTTAGGGCTGATGTAGCGTTAGTTGAAATAATAAATGAATTATCACTGTGTTTATATTTAAGCTGGCCTCGATACTCATCATCTCCACTTGTGCCATCTGAGAAAAAGATTTGTCCATTATTTGATGTCCCTGATCTAATTGTTATTCCTGCATTTGCAGAGGTTGCAATTGTTAGATCATCAGCGTCAGCTTCACCTTCCGTAGTCGTTCCTAAAAGGATTCTTTTTCCAGCAGGTAACGCAATATGCTCACTAGATGTCCACGCATTAGTAGCATCTACCCAGTTCCAAGTTTTATCTGTAGCACCCTTCAAAGTAATACCACCACCATCAGCCGTTGTATCTGTTGGAGTGGAAACCTTGCCAATAATTATGTTTTTATCAGTTACCTCTAAATTTGTTGTATCAATCGTTGTTGTTGTCCCGTTTACAGTGAGGTTCCCCGACAGTGTGAGATTTACTCCAGTTGCCGTTCCAGTAAATGCTGGTGCTGCTAATGTTGCGTAATCCCCTAACTCCGTCATCACAAATGCTGTCGTAGCAATCTGTGTTGTATTTGTATTAGCAGATGCGGTAGGAGCTGCTGGCGTTCCAGTAAGAGTTGGTGACGCTAAAGGAGCAAAACTTGTAGCAACAAAAGCTGTTGTAGCTATTTGTGTAGTACTTGTGCCAGCCGATGCAGTAGGAGCCGCAGGTGTTCCAGTGAGGGTAGGACTTGCTAAAGTTGCAAAATAAGTAGTTACAAACGCAGTGGAAGCAGCTTTAGTACTGTTGTCTCCTGATACGGCTGTTGGAACAGTGACCGTACCAGTAAATGTAGGACTTGCCTTTGTGGCGAATGAAGCAACTACGAAAGCAGTAGAAGCAGCAACAGTTGAGTTGTCACCTGCTGTTGGAGTTGGTACTGTAACCGTTCCAGTAAACGTAGGTGACGCCGCTGGTTGTGTAAGAACAACTAACGAAGATCCTTCCTTTACATATAATTTATCTTGATCTTCTGCATAGACAATTTCACCATCTTGAAGATCGGAAAGACTACTATTTAAATTTGAATAAGAACCTCTAGCGATCCTTACAGGCGTTCTAGTACTAGGAGTTGGCATAATTAAGAACCGAAGTCGCCTCCGTCAAACACGTTTGCTGTTGACACTGTACTCGAACCATTATCAAAATTGCCACCATCTATAAGAATTACACCACCTCCCCCTATTTCACCCCACGATGTACCGTCATAACCTTCAAATTCACTTGATGTTGAATTAAATCTAAACATTCCAGCAGAAGGAGATCCAGGTCTTTGTGCATTAGTACCAGAAGCAACATCTATTGCTCCTGTTCCTGTCATAGAAATCGCTCCACTTACTGTCAAAGAAGCAAGAGTTCCCAAACTTGTTAAACTTGATCCTGTTACTCCACTAGCAAGAGTCGCACCAGTTAACGTGCCAGCAGCAGCCGTAACCGTTATATCCGCAGAACCGTCAAAGTTTGTTCCGTTAATAGCCCTAGCTGTTGCAAGTGCTGTGGCTGTGTCTGCCAAAGCTACGGCTATATTTGCTGTTCCGTCAAAACTTGTCCCACCAATAGTTCTAGCAGTTGCTAAAGCTGTTGCAGTAGCAGCATTTCCAGTACACGAACCAGAAGAACCTGAAGTGTTTCCAGTTACGTTTCCAGTCACGTTCCCCGTTACATTTCCTGTGATATTTCCGCTAAATGTTCCTGTAATTGTTCCACCATTTGTTATATCGTTTGTTCCTAAATTAATGTCACCCGACATCGTGCCGCCAGCTAAAGGGAGCTTAGTGCTATCTAAAGTGCTATCTGTTCCCCAACTTAAATTTCCAGATCCATCTGTTTTTAAGAATTGGTTAGCACTACCATCACCATCTGGAAGAGTCCAAGTGATGTCAGCCGTTACAGAAGCAGGAGCTTTTAACGCTAGATAATTTGCACCGTTTGAATCTGCTTCGCTAAGTCGAATTTCTTTTGCATTATCAACAATCAAATTGCCTGTCATTGTTCCACCAGCTTTCGGTAGAGCAGCATTGGCAGTTGTGTTTGCTGTATTAGCTAAGTCATAAGCAGTCTTAACAGCATTTGGAGTGGCTGCTGTTGTTGCACTGGTACTGGAGGTTGAATCTGTTAATTGAAGGACACCAACGGCACTTGTTGTTCCAGTAGTAACTTTACTTCCAGTTATTGCAGCCGATCCAGAAATATCTGAGTTAACAATTACGCCCGTTCCAATTGCTGTAAGACCAGCATTATTTATGCTTATGTCTCCTGTAACTGCAACTGCTGTTGGGACGTTCGATCCGTTACCAACAATAATTTGAGCAGAAGTTAAAGCAGCTAATTTACTAAATGCAATGGCAGCTCCAGCAGCTAAATTTGCATTTACTAAACTTGCATCAACCATTGTTGATGTAACTGTATTTGTATCTCCGCTTGTAATTACTGTTCCAGTTACGTTTGGCAAAGTAATAGTTTTGTCTGACGTTGTTGGATCGGCAACTGTTAATGTTGTCTCAAATGCGTCAACAGTAGATCCTTCAAATACAAGGCTTCCAGTATTACCAATTAGCACCTGACCTGTAACAGTACCACCTGTAAGTGCTAACTTCTCTGTCTCAAGCTCTTGCATCGCATCCTGCACGTTGGTCGAGCTGATCTGACCATAAGGTGTGAAGGTGATATTGCTTGCGACCTGCCCTGCTACGGTCTGCGATAAATCGATCTCATTCCATGAAGATCCTGAAGCATTAGTAACACCAAGGATGTAATCAGGAGGAGAAAAAGCAACAACTGGAGCTGGAGCTGATGGCGTTCCAGCAGTATCTACAACAACATATACTCCGTCTACTGTTGCTGAAGCTGTAGGTAAGTTACTTCCAACTGCTAAACCAGCCGCTAATCCTGCGGAGGTACAAGCCGTCATTTTACTTGTGTTTGCGTTGAAATTTCCACCAAAGACCAAGGAGCCTTTCGTTAAAGTGGTTATTGCTTGCCAAGCGTTTCCGTCCCAGATGTAGGCATCCTCCGAGACTGTATCAAAGAGGATTTGTCCTGAAAACTGGGCTGTTGGATAACCACTTTGAGCAATAGATTGAAATATTGCTGTTGAACTATTACTTAATTTAGAACCATCAATAGAATCAGCAGCTATCCTTGCAGCATCAAAACTTCCACTTGTAATTTTACTAGCAGGAAGAACTGGAATTAACCCTTCAGTAAGTGCTGCACCTCCTGTTGCTACACCTTTATTGTTTACTGTTATTGATTGATACGTTCCAGCACTAATTCCACTTGTTGAAGTCGTCAGATTCCCTGAACCGTCAACAGTTAATCCTCCACCAGATGTTATTTGTACTGCACCTTTGGCTGATGTTGTTGCTACAGGTAGATCACCAGCAACTAAACCTGTTGCAGCAGTAATCATTCCTTGATTATTAAAAGTTATTCCACTAACTGTTGCTCCAGTAACGCTGTTAGTAAGAGATAATGCACCTGCTCCACTAACACTTAAACCCGTCCCAACAGAAACACCACCAACAGCAGATGTAGTGGCAACAGGTAAATCTCCAGCAGCAAGAGCAACTGTTCCTGTAATTAACCCTTGAGCGTTATATGTAATCCCTGAACGAGTAGCAGCAGTAATTGTGTTATTAATTCCAAGATTTCCACTTGCTACATTTAACGAACGATCCAGATTAGAAGTATTTAATTTTGCAGCAGTAATAGATCCATCTCTAACTTTTGTAGCACCGTCTAAACCTGTTGTTGCAGAAGTTGATGTCTCAACCTTGTCGTTTGTAATTGCCGCATTTTGAACAGCAGCAGTATCTACAGCGTTGTTTGCAAGCTCAGAATCGGTTACAGAATTTGCTCCCAACTGAGTTGAAGTTATGCTTCCTGAAACTAATTTAGTAGCCGCAATACTTCCTGCTAATTGTGCATTAGTAATTGTTCCAACTAATGCTGTAGTTGGATAACCTGTTGCATCTTGCAAATCAAATGCAGGTGTAGCGTCAGTAGTACCAAGGGCTATCGAAACTCCTCCTAGAGAAACACTAGAAGAAGCAAGTTTAGAAACTGCTATTGATCCTGCAAGTTGAGCATTTGTAATTGTTCCTGTTAAAGAAGATGTAGGGTAATTTGTAGCGTCTGTTAAGTTAAAAGCAGGAGTAGCATCTGAAGCTCCTAATGCAATACTTACACCACCTAATGTTACAGAAGAATTTGCTAACTTAGCATTTGCTATTGATCCTGCTAATTGAGCATTAGTTATCGTGCCAACTAAAGAGGATGTGGGATAATTAGTTGCATCTGTTAAATCAAAAGCAGGAGTAGCATCTGTACCACCTAATGCAACTGAAACTCCTCCAAGAGAAACAGTTGAGCCAACTAATTTTGATACATCAATTGATCCTGCCAATTGTGCATTAGTTATTGTTCCTACAAGCTCTGTAGTTTTATATCCAGTTGCATCTGTAAGGTTAAAAGCTGGTGTTGCATCCGTTCCACCAAGTGCTAACGAAATCCCTCCAAAGGAAATAGACGAATTGGCAAGTTTACTATTGGCTATTGATCCAGCTAACTGAGCATTAGTTATCGTTCCTGTTAAAGATGAGGTTGGGTATCCAGTTGCATCAGCAAGATTAAATGCAGGAGTAGCATCTGTTCCTCCTAAAGATATTGATACACCGCCTAAAGAAACACTTGAATTAGCTAATTTTGCATTAGTTACTGCTCCATCAACTATTGCTCCAGTTGCTACTTGATCTGTTCCTAATGTCCCGACTTTTGCAGCAGGTATTGACGCTGCATCAATTAAGGCAACACCAGCCTCAATAAGATCTTTAACTGTTACCTTTTTCGTCTCACTTGCACTAATATCTGCAATGGCTAATGGGTCTGTTGCCGCTACACCTGCTTCTGCTAACGCTGGCAGATTACTAATTTCAAGATCAGGCATTTCCCTTAACTAAGAACCAATGAACATATATTACGGCTGATCGAGCAATATGGGACTTTGATCTTCTTGAAGAATCTTATATTCATCTTCCTGTAACAAGTATCCAGGTGTTGCTCCTGTATTTAAAGTAATCACATCAGTCGTTATAAATTCAATTCTTGTTGTTATTTCTTGGCTTGCAGAAACACTAACAGCAACATTTGTTACGACACATTTGGCCTCGTACCAAACAGTATGAAGAGAAGTATTTGAATCTTTATAGATATAAAAACGTCCATCAAAATCTGCTCCTTGCTGAAGACGAATAATTAATTGAGCAAGGTAAAAAGGAAATTCTGGATCTTGTACTTCAGTATTATCAGCTAAATCTGAACTGTGTTCCCATAAGCAATTTAAGGTTCCTTGACCACTAATTAACCCTGCTTCATATTGCTTTTTAAACTGAGCACCTAAAGGAGTTAAATCAACTTGATCTCTATTCGTAGTAATTTCAAAATCTTGTACTCTTGCTAAATGTCTAAATCTAGAGTTAACAGTTTGAAGTGTTACCTGTTTAGCTGCACTAGGAGTAACAAGTGTTAAAGCATCTGACTGTCTTCCTGTAATAGCAGCCGCAAACGTACTAAATAATCTAATTCCACCCATTTTATCAACATAAATATACCAATTCCCATCTGGATGACTATGACCACTTACAAGCTCTAATGTGCTTTTATCAACTGTCGCAATCTCTACACGATCTCCAGTAATCAACGAACCAGAAGAACGGTCAATTGAAAATCTTTTAGTTGATGTATTTACGTCATGCGGATCTAACTTTGTTTGAATAGGGGATGACAAAGTATCCCTGCGAATCTCTACTTCGCCATTTTGTCCAAAATAAACAGCCACAATTAAGTAGAAAGAGTATTAGTACTTGGAGCACCATCAGCCTCCCAACTAAAATCAACAGATGAAATTTCCCCTACAGAACTACTCATAGAAACTGATGTGACATAAGCACCAAATTCAATATCTCTTGCGTTTGTATCTGAACCTGATACTTCTTCTAATCTAAGTTTTAACGTAACTTTGTCTGATTCTGTTCCACTACCTTTTATAGCTGCTGTTAATAAATCAGTTACGTTAGGAGCACCAGCAGCAGTAGCGGTATAGTAATAAGCTCTTGCACTACCTGAATAACTTCTAACTCCTGGCTTTAATGTTCTGTCGGTATCACCCATTGCTGTGATTTCAAGTACAGACATTGACTGTGAAAAACTCCAGTTCTGTAGTTGAGCGACATTAACGTCACCTACATACAGCTTTCCGTCTTTTCCACTGAAATACTTCGCCACAGCCCTAAATCAAAAACATTGCGTTTATTCTACGGTGAATCGAGACAAGCGACAAAAGAACAGCTTACATTGCTTCTTCCTTTAAAGGTACTTGTTACAGTTGGAGGAGCAGAATAACGCCATTTCAAACCTGATCCACCCGTTTCTCTAACATAATTATAAAGGTCTGAAGGCTCCATACCTGACGTAGCAAACCCACGATTAAAAGTTACATAATTCCACTCTCCATTTACTTCTACATAATTATCTAAAATTAAAGCAGCCTCATCATCAGAAATATTTGAAAAACCTAATTGCAATGTGGCATTTACTCGTTTATTACCAAAACGTAAATGTGTCTTTGTACCATCTAACGATTCAAAATCTGTACTTGGGTACGTCCCAGGTGAATAACTTCTGGAGGTTGGCTTAATAGTAGGGAATTGTTTTTCTGTTGCCATTAGTTACTCCACATCAAATAAGGGATTATTTACATCAGTATCATCCCATCTTTGCAGCATAGCTAATTTAGTTCCATCTAATTCTGCATACGATCCAGAAAGTTCGATCAAGCCATCTTCTCCAAACGTAATACTTTCAACCTTGTAGCATTGATCAGAAGCTTTAGATTCTTTAATCGTAAACAACGATCCAGCAAAAGGTTGAATTGAACTTGGCGTAGAAAAATCAGCAGTCGCTTCTTTTACTACTTCTTCTGAAGGATTCCAATAATAAAATGTCTTACTTCCGCTGATAGTGTCTTTACTTACAACCGTTCCATCATCAAGAATCGCACCGTTATTAAATCGCTGAACGTGTTGTGTTGTTGAAAATACTCTTATGTAATCTCCAGGTTGAACACCATTAATAAAATGAGGAGCTGTCTTAAATGTAATTGTATGATCTACAAATTTTCTTGTTGCTAAAACATATTTCCCAAATTTTACGGCATGATCCACACTGGTACAAAAACCAGTTAAATCAAAAGTTTCTAATGGATCATCATTGTATTCCGTTCCATGTAAACGTATTATTTTAGATTCATTCTCTGAAAATCCGTTTTCTTTTTCATTTCTATAAAGAACATTTGCTTTAAATGTTTGCCTGTCTTCAGGACTAAGGAAAGCTACTTGTAAATCTTTTATATTACCGTCAGTAAACATTGCTTTAATAACAACATCTTTATCATTTTTCATTACATGAGTATTATCATCAAAAGGAACAGCAGGATATAAACTAAATTGTCCTCCAACAATCGTAAAATCTAATAAACAATACATCCCTTGTTCAAATATAAATTCTCTTAAATTAATTTTATTTGAAATCACACCGTCCCAAAAAAATTGATTAGATCCGCAAAACTTAGCAGCAATACCCATATTGTATTTATTAACAGAATCGGCATTGATAACTGCACCAGCACCTAGTTTTTCATCTGTTAATAATGCATAGGCAATTTCAGGAAATAAACTCGATGCTTTATTCCCTTGAGATGGACTATTGACTAAATCTGGAACTTTAATTCCTTTCTTAAAGTAAGCAGAAAACTGGCTAAAGTTTGTCCATTCTTTTGAACTATTAACTCTCAAACCTGCATAAGCTAAATTCTCATACGTTGCTTGATCTACTGTGTCTTTTATTATTTCATTTATATACGTTATCTGATGTTCTGGTCCTTCTAAATGACTAGATTGATCTCCTTCGTATTTCCAAAAATCAGCAGCAGCATCGTAAACATTTAATTCATGTTCTATATCATCGCTATATTTTCTCTGACTAGATTCAACAGTTAAAGTTAATTCTTGCTCTGGAACAAGAACGCTACCGCTATAACTTTTAGCAGGAATCGTAACTGTATCTTTATCTGTGTAATTAGAACCTGGATCAGTCAAATCCCAAACAGAATAATATCTATCCTTATCAGGTAAATTTGTCCATACCGTTAAATTAATTTTTAAACCAGAAGCACTATTATTTTGAACACTTTTATTGACAAGAGTTACTTCTTGATTAATGACAGGCGTTGCAACTGTTCCATATTGTTCTGTTTTCTTTACTGAATACCAATTTGATTTCCCAAAAACTAAAGCTACAGGTTGAAACTTTCCACCAAAACCAGATCCATCATTTTTTGTATAATGCCAAGCCACTTGAGTTGGGTCTGAACCTTGATAATTAGCATGAATAGGGCCATTCCATGCAGGGCCATTAAACCCTTGAGTATTTGGAGTTACATCACTGGGATTTATATATAAACTCCATGTTGTTTTTCCTGCTGATGGATAATTATCAAAACGAACAATAATAGTATCGTGATATGGCCCTTCATAACCTGAATAGCCACGAACAGATGCCTTCGGGAAACCTGGCATCGTTCTGATTGGAGAAGTCGAAGGGAGATTAGATGACGAAGGATTATTATAATTAGCTGCATGATCTATATTGAAACCAGTAACCGTGCTAGATCCTCCTGCTAATAAGTTTTTACTTGGATGTCCTAAATTCCATTCTGAA